AAAATAAGAGGCTTCATTGATAAACCTATAGTTTATAAACGTGGTAAAAAAGTAAAAATTGTAGACTATAAAAGTAGCAAATATAAATTTAGAGGCGAGGAACTCCATTCAAACGTTCAAGCCATGACCTACACTTTGGCCGCTAAAAAACATTGGCCGGGGTTTAAGCCTACCGCAGAATTTTTATTTTTAAGATTTCCTAAAAGCCCTGTTCAACAAGTTGAATTTACAGAAGAGCAATTAAAGGGGTTCGAGTATTATTTATCTTACGCTTTTCATAAGATAAATAATTATACAGAAGACGACGCTAAATGCAATTACGCCGCTGATACCAAAAAGAATTCTTGGATGTGCAAAGTAGGTAAATGGCGCTGCCCTTACATTGATGCTTACGACTACTATTCTTTAAAAGATAAAGACGGGAATCAAATAAGTTCCAGTTTTAAGAAGGAAGAGTTGGAAGCTATAAAGGAAAAAAGTCAGAAGATAGTAAAAGAAAAATATGAAGGTTGCCCAAGGCACGCTGGTAGCGACGAATACTTAGATATTTTTTCTTGACACGCGGGCAGAACTCTAGTACAATTCGCCTTATGAACGAGGTTACCCCTCTATTCAAGTCCCACTATAGCATAGGTAAATCAATACTTACTCTAAACTCATTGGGTTCGTCTGATGAGTCTGGGCCTGACTCGATAATAGACATATGTTCACAAGCTAAGCTCGATAGCTTTTATTTAGTTGACGACAGCATGACAGGCTTCATGGAGGCTTATCATAACGCTAAAGAAGCTAAGATGCAGTTGAGGTTTGGTCTTCGTCTAAGTATCTGCGAGGATATAAACTTTAAAGATAAGAGTAGCGACTATTTAGAATCTAAATGTATATTGTTTTGCAAGAATAAAGCTGGCTATGAGAGACTTCTAGATATATCTTCGACCGCTTCTACCGAAGGCTTTTATTATGTACCTAGGATTGACTATAAATCCTTAGATAAGTTTTGGGATGACAAGGATTTATTATATACCGTTCCATTTTACGATTCCTTTATACATAAAAACAAATTTAGGATGAGTAATATAATACCGGATTTTTCTAGATTAAATCCTGTTTTTTTATTAGAAAGCAACGACCTGCCTTTTGATGATTGTTTGAGGGAGCACGTTTTATCCTACTGTAAAGATAAGTACGAAACTAAAGAGGTTAAGAGTATTTACTATAAGAATAAGAAGGACTTCCCAGCCTATCTTACTTTTAGATGTATCTCTGACTCCGCCCCCGGCAGAGCAAAAAGAACTTTAGCTAAACCTAACTTCGACCATATGTGTTCAAACGAATTTAGTTTTGAGAGTTGGTATGAGACCGTTTAAACTATCACAACAAGTAATCGACAGGGCGCAAGTAAGGGCGGACAAGCTACCCCTTCTTAATAACTCCATTAGAAAAGGTGAAGGTGCATTAGTAGCCTATATTGGCGAAGAAGTTGCCAAGTACGTTCTGGGCGGCGAAATAAAGGACACCTACGATTACGACTTAGTGTATCATAACCCTTGCTCTGGCCATTTTACTGTTGATGTAAAGACTAAAGAGAGAACTGTTCCTCCTCGTCTAAACTACAACTGCACGGTGGCAGATTTTAACCCTAACCAAGATTGTGACGAGTATGTTTTCGTTAGCGTAATGAAGGACTTGAGCTACGCTTGGTATCTTGGTAAAATAGATAAAGCTACATTTTATCAGAAAGCCAAGTTTTACAAAGAAGGCGATTACGACCCAGAGTCACCTCGCACTAAAAGCTTTTACTTTAAAGCTGATTGTTATAATCTACCAGTGAGTCAATTAAATGGATAACAACTTTTTCAAGAACGATTTTAAACAGGAGTTAGTTTTCATGGACTTGGAGACTTTCAATGTAAACTTAAACTTCTATAATAACCGGCCTTGGCAGGTTGGTATGATTAAAGTCGTCAACAAGGACAGAATCGTTGATAAGTTCGACGAGATGGTCAAATGGGACTGTGACCTAAGCATCTCTGAAGAGGCGGCTAGAATTACTCGGTTTGATAAAAAGAAATTTAATAAACTAGCCAGAGATGAGTCGGAAATATTTCCTACCGTTTACGAATGGCTAGACAACTGTGATTATATAGTAGGACACAACATATTGGGATTCGATATGTACCTCATTAGAGATTGGTGCAAGATGCATGGCAAACCTTACAATCACTTGTTTAAAAAGTGCATAGACACCCTGTCAGTTGGCAGAGGGATTAGGTCAGAGCATTACTTCAAAAAACAGGAAGAAAACTTTTTTGAGTATCAGTATAGACTATTAAGTCACAGGGTAAAAGGCGTAAGAGCGTCTCTTTCTGAACTGGGTAAATACTATAATATCGAACACAACTATGCGACCCTGCATGACGCAATAAACGATTTAGAGCTAAACTTAAAAGTTTGGAGAAAATTAAAATTAGAAATGAGCAAAATTTAAGCGTATAATAAATGTATGCCCAGCATGGACTTTGCATACGATTTAATTGAAAAGCTTTCAGAAGAAGCTGATGTAGATTACGCTATAATAATTCTCAGAAAAGGTGACAAGCAGGACAAGCTGGATTTTTTCTACCGGTTCGAGAAAGAAAGTAAAGAGACTTTAAAGGTTTTAAGAGATAGATTAGAGGATATACTAGAAGAAGATGGAGACAGTAAAGGAGAACAAAAGTCAGAGCCGCCCAAGCCAGCAAAGAAAAAGCGAGGCAGGCCCAGAAAAAAGAAAGAGTAGTTTTGATAGTTTTAAGAATCTTGGCTTGGACATCCATGGGGTTAGATTACCCAAGTTTCAAATCCAAGAGGATTATCTAGAGCTAATAGATAACCCAGAGAAGGTAAAAAACACCTACGATTTTCTTATTGCCCTCTGCCAAAAAGGCTTTAAAAAGCTAGATATAAAGCGAGGGACCGAAAAACATAAGAAGTATGTAGACAGAATATACTACGAATTAGAGATATTAAAAGATTTAGGGTTCGTAGATTATATACTTTTAGTCTGGAAAGTAATACATTTTTGTAATGTTTCAGATATTCCAGTAGGTTTGGGACGTGGCTCGGCCGCTGGTAGTTTCGTTTTGTACTTGCTGGGAGTTACTAAAATAGATTCGGTCAAATACGATCTATTTTTTGAGAGATTTGTTTCAAAGATTCGTGCTAAGAAAAAAGTTGTTGACGGAGTTACCTATCTAGACGGCTCTCTGATGTGCGACATAGATATGGACGTATGCTATTATAGACGCAAAGACGTTCTCAAATATCTAGAAGAAGAATTCCAAGGTAAGACTTCTAAAATAAGGACTCTAAACACTCTCAGCGGCAAGCTGGTAATGAAGGAGTGCGGCAAAACTGTCGAGGATAAATCAGAGACAGAAATGAATCATGTTTCTGCTATGATACCGAAAGTTTTTGGACAGGTAAAAGATATATCTGAGGCCTACGAAGAAGTAAACGAGTTTAGGGACTGGTGTGACTCTAATCCAAGGACTTATAAAACAGCACAGAAGATAAAAGGCTTAGTAAAAAATAAGGGCGTTCACCCTTCTGCCATCCTGTTGTCCTACGACCAAATAACTAAAAGTTGTCCGATAGAGCTTGACTCTGATAAGGAGAAAATATCTTCTTATAATATGGACTGGTCTCAGATGTTCAACGTGAAACTTGACGTTCTTGGCTTGAGAACTGTTTCAGTTGTAGACCAAGCTTGTAAGTTTATAGGTATAAATGTAGAAGATATAGACCTAGATCACGAAAGCATTTATCAAAACCTTTATGACCTAAAACAACCACAGGGCATTTTCCAAGTTGAAGCTAGAGCAAACTACGAAGTCTGCAAAAAAGTAAAACCAAAGAGCCTAGAAGAACTTAGCGCTGTATTAGCTTTGGCTAGGCCGGGAGCTATGCAGTTCACTGATCAGTACGCTAATTATACTAATAATGATAGCTACGACGTCATACATCCATTCTTTGACGACATCTTAGGAACTACTGGAGGTGTTTGTCTTTACCAAGAGCAGATGATGAAAATGGCTCACAAAGTCGGGTTTACGCTTGACGAAGCAGAGCTGCTACGACGTATCGTTGGCAAGAAGAAGGTAAACGAAGTTAAGAAGTGGAAGAAGAAGATCAAGGACAAGATAAAGGAGAATAATCTCGATAAAGAAGTTGGCGATGTCCTTTGGCAAATTTTAGAAGACTCAGCTAATTATTCTTTTAATAAATCTCATTCGATAGCTTACGCAGCCTTAGCCGCAGCCACAGTCTACCTTAAATTTAATTACCCGAAAGAGTTCTTTCTTGCTTTATTACAGATGAGTAAGTTTGAGCCAGACCCAATAGCAGAAATATCTAAAATCCAGAAAGAGCTAGTTCATTTCAATATAGAGCTTTTGCGTCCGGATATTCTAAAGTCAAAAGATGATTTCTCTATCGAAGGAGATAACATTAGGTTTGGCTTGTCGTCGATAAAGGGTATCTCAAACTCGTCGCTAACTAAACTCAGCCATTTTAAGAGCTGCGCTTCTAACAAGTTCCAAGTTTTTCAAGCTTCCACGGAAGCGGGCATAAATTTAGGCGTTCTATCTGCGCTTATTCAAGCAGGGGCTTTGGACATGGGAGACAAGTATAGCCGAAGTAAACTCGTACTTGAATGTCAGCTTTGGAAAATATTGACTCCTAGAGAGAGGATTATAGCTCTTAAGTTTGCCGACATGGGTAATGACGATCTAGTTAACGTCCTAAACCAAATGAAAGTGAAGGTCGACGATGAAGGTAAGAGATATATCAAAGATTCTAGAATCGAAACTCTCAGAGGTAAATTTATACCTTATAAGACCATCTATGATATAAATCATAAAAATGAGTCTTTTGCCAACTGGTATTACGAAAATGAGCTGCTAGGATATACCCACGGAGTTTTTCTTAGAGATATATTTATTAATAGAAATACAGATTTAAGATTGGTTTCCGAAGTCAGAGCTGCCAGACCGAAAACGAGAGTTTATTTCGTAGGCACAATCAAAGACTGCACAGGGGTAAAAGTTTCCAAAAGCGGCAACGAGTATGTTAAGTTCGAGATAGGCGATGAGACCGATACTATGGATGTCTTATTATTTAAAAATAAGAGACGAGACGCAATCTCTGACTGTATATCCGACAACCGTGGCTCACTTCCAGCGAAAAAGAATATAGTAATTGTTAAGGGGATGAAGTCTGACGATGGAGTATTTGCTGACTTCGTAACTGTCCAAGACTCTAAAATATATATGAAACTCGGACAGCTTAGAAATGATGAGAAAAATTTGAATTAACTGCGTTTTTTATTATAATAAAACGTAGTTTATGATTCATTTTTATAAGCCAAACCAATGGAATTCTGGTTGTTGTTGCAGCTTCTCCTATAATACTAGCGACAAGTCTTTTTATGTTCAGTTACTCAAGCAGTTAAGCTGGGATTCTGAAAATTCAAAGGGTAAGTTCGACACCAAGACTCGTTCTGCTTGTAAGTTTACTCCTACTGAGATCGGCTCTTTTATTGATTGTATTGAGAGCGGTAGAGAATTCTCTAGTTTTCACAAGACCCCAAAGGAGAACACGTCTTTTTCTTTTAAGCCTAAAATGAAGGACGACAAGAAGGAAGGGTTTGCTTTCACTTTGACCAAGATGCCCAAGGATGGAGAAAAGAAAAGCTACTCAATTAGCTTTACTTTCGGTGAGTCAAAATTTCTAAAACAGTTCTTGCTTACTTCCCTGAGTATTTATTCTTCTGCTGTGATTAAGGAAAATAACGAAGCTATTGCTAAAAGCCTAGCGGCCAAAAACAATTAGTGAAGAAAAAAATACTATATCAATCTGACTCTGCTTTAGCTAAAACTGGTTTCGGCAGAAACACTAAAGCTCTGCTATCTTATCTGCATAAGACAGGGAAGTACGAAATAGTCAGTTATTGTTGTGGCAATGCTAAATCCTCCCCAACTTTACAAAGAACTCCTTGGAAGTCGATCGGCACTTTGCCTGACGACCAAAACCAACTAGCTCAACTTAATAAAGACCCCGGCCAAGCTAGGATGGCAAGTTATGGGGCGCATCTAATAGACGAGGTGGTAAAGCAGGAGAAACCTGACGTCTATATAGCAGTTCAAGATATTTGGGGTGTTGACTTTGCAGTAGGTAAACCTTGGTTTGATAAAATCAATTCGGTCATCTGGACGACACTTGATTCTCTTCCTATTTTACCCACTGCGGTAGATAATGCCTCGAAAATTAAAAACTATTGGATATGGAGCAATTTCGCCACCAAAGCTTTGCATGAAAAAGGCCATACTCATGTAAAAACTGTTCATGGCTGTCTTGAAACTAAAAACTTTTATAGATTAACTGACGAAAACAGAAAGCAGCTTCGCGCAAATAATGGCATATCTGACGATACATATATTGTAGGTTTTGTTTTTAGGAATCAATTACGCAAGTCTGTACCCAACTTGCTAGAAGGTTTTAAGAAGTTTCAAGCAGATGTACCAAAAGCGAAACTGCTCTTACATACCCACTGGGGAGAAGGTTGGAATATTCATAAACTCGCAGATGAGCATAAAATTTCAAAAGAAGATATTTTAACTACTTACTACTGTAATTCTTGTTACGGTTATAAAGTAAAACCTTTCGTCGGACAGGAGCAGACATGCGATCTTTGTGGCAAAGAAAAAAGTATGAACACTACTAACGTATCGGCTGGCGTTAGTGAAGTTCAGTTGAATGAAATTTATAATTTAATGGACGTCTACTGTCACCCATTTACAAGTGGCGGTCAGGAAATTCCAATTCAAGAAGCGAAACTTACTGAACTAGTTACGCTTGTAACCGATTATAGCTGCGGCGAAGAGCAATGTGAAGAAGGTTCTGGCTCTATACCCCTAGAATGGAACAAGTATGTAGAGCACCAAACAGAGTTTATTAAAGCCTCGACCTGCGTTGAGTCAATCTACCAAAACTTGTTAAAAGTTTATTATATGCCCAAGAACCAACTTGAGTTTATGGGTAAGATGGCTAGACAATGGGTTATAGATGGATTTTCTGTTGAAGTC